CTTTGTACTTTCGTCCAGTCTTTTCGTTTACACGTTGTTCTATGACAGGATAACCATCCAATATTCTATGGTTTGTTGATAACATCTGCGCAGTTTCAACAATCATCTTGTTGACATGCATATCAGCATGATACTGCGCACATATTTTAGGATCTTCATGTAAGAGAAACAGATTCATTTTGATACCACAAAATCATATGTTGAATATTTTATTTGACGTACTGAATCGAATCTAAATGATCTCCAATCCATCTTATCAACATCAAATACACGTTGTACATCAGCATTGTTTACTGTTGAACTATCACCTTTAGGTTTCTTATCTTCAGGTATGTACTTATCAACAAGAGTGCATTTCATCTCTCTTAATGTACCATCTTTCTTTTCAAATACAACTGTAAGATACCCATCTAATCCATCATCCCACAGTTTATCAAGTATTGTCTTTCTGAGTTCATCAGAATCGACTTTTAAGTGTTGCGTATGTTTCATAATTTATATCCCAAATAGTCTATAAGTTTATAATTAATAGCAAAAGCTTTTGTTAGTACAACTTCAAGTGTTTCAGCTTCTACTTCCCATGGTAAATTTTGATACACTATATTTTTACTATTATAATATAATTTACCGAATCTGTACACATTGTTTTCTCGTTCAAGTTGTTTCAATTGTCCTGTTGCATATTGACGAAGATGAACCATCTCATGAGCTAAAGTTTCAAACATATTTCTTCTTTGAGCTTTTGTCTTAGATGCAAGTAAACGTATTGAAAATTCTCTTGGATATCTATCTAGGTCAGTATTTATGCAGTCACCATAATAGAAGTCATCATCATCTGCATCAATCTTCCAACATACTTTGATGTTTACTACCATATCCTGAAAAACTTTTTGACTGAGTAACAATGAACCAAAATATTTTGTTGCATTATAAAGATGAAACTTAAGGACTCCATAATCATCTTTGAAGTCCTTAAGATTCCGAGGCTTGATTATTATTTTCATGTTAGGAGACAGATTTAATCAAGCATCTTTTGAATTCTTCTATCTGTAAATCTATCTCTGATGTAGCCAATTACCATAAATGCAAATAAGTTACACATCCAACCTAGCATAAATCCCCAAAAAATGTATTGTGCTTTCATAATATTCTCCTTAAATAAATTTTGTTTTTACAATTGCAGTGATAATCTTTTCCTTGCCAGCAGTTTCAACAGTTAGAAAATCACAAATCGTATTACAAAAAACTTTTGCTTCTTTTGCAGTTTTAAATTTTCTGTAACTTCTTTGACTATGTTTTTTTCCAGTTTTTGTAACATAGTCATCGACAAAAAATCTAGGAACATAACCACCTTTTTTTCGGTCTGGCCAAATCCCAACTTTTTGACCAGACTTATGAACCCACTGCTGTGCTTGATTTTGCTTTTGACTTAACATTAAGCCGCCTCTGCATATTGAACTGCAGTTTCTAGTGCTTTGTTTTTTCTGTTGATGTTATCACCAAACCAAGAAGTATAAAGCCTGTTGTCAGCATTTCTACCTTGAACGTGATCTGTGATGTAAGTAACAGAATTGAAAGCTTGCCACCAAGTACCCTCAGCAAATTTACTTCCAGGTTGCTTGTCGATAGCTTCCATACATGCTTGTGCATTTCTAGACAAGTCTTCAATTTTTATAATATCACCATCAGTAGATCTTTTTGGAAATACTGTGTTGTAGTATTGAATGAGATTGTCTTTAGTGTAACGCTTAGAACCAAGAAATGATGCCATATCTTTGTACTTCTCAAGTTTCAAAGATGCAATTCCTAGAGCTTCTTTAACGTTATCAGCACTAAACTCTTTTCTGTGGTCAACTTTTACAGAATTGTTTGATGCACTATTTAGTGAAAGAGATAAAGTGTTGTTGCATACAACCCTGATTGGGGTAAAACGAATGTCAATTGATTTACCATACTGATGTGGGTTAGAGAAAAGAAGATATGATTCGACTGCATCACCAGAAAAAAGTTCAAAACCATCATTGATCTTTGCTAGTGCCCAAACCATTTTACCATCTTTCAAAGAACCTGCAGTATGCATTTCCATATTTCCAGTATTTACATACTCAGCAAAGAATTCAAATGCTTGTTTGTTTTGTACAGGAACCCAGTCAGGACCGACATTAGTAAGAATAGAACTATCAGAACTTCTTACTAAAGATTGAGTGCCGGTTTTAATTTCTTGACCGTCGTGTTTGATATAGCTATCAACTTTTTCAACTGTCCAGTTAAGTCCAGCTTTTTCCATCATTTCAGATGGTGAAAGGTCATTTGAAACCTCGACACCTAAACCATGCCAAGGAACTTCACCGGCGTAAGCCATTGTTTCTACTTCATGTGACATATTGTCTCCTATTTAATTAATTGTATAGATATATTCTATCAAAAATAGCAGACAATGTACATACTTTAACTGAAAATAGTTTCCTTTAAAATCAACTACTTAGTAAATATCAACAAAATTCTTCCAGTTTTTAATTCGGAGGATGTCTCTTCTACACTCTCCAACCTCCATATACATAGCATTGTAGTCATGAGCCATCATAACTGGAGTTAAACCTGCTTCTATAGCAGATTCCATATGACGTGGCTTATCATCAATATAATATAAACCACTGTCTTTATATTTGTTGAGTTCTTCTTGCTTACTTCCTCTAAAGGGTGTAAATGTTACCTTTGTAATTGCATCACCAAATATTCTCTTAATATTTTTAATACGTAATGCTTGAGAATATTCATCACCACCAAATGCTGTGATCACATGAAATGTACATCCATGTTTTTCATATAATGTTTTTATACCAAAAACTGCATCTCTAATTGGTGGAACATCTGATATCCATGCTGAACAATTAAACTGTTGACAATAATAATCATGTTCTTCTTCTGAAAGTCCACCATAAACCTTTAAAAGAATTCTACCATACTCATCATCTCTTGGAACTGGACCTGCTTTAAATCCTTTTCTTCCCATCCATAATGCAAAGTGTGCATACCAATCTAATAATACTCCATCACAATCTGTTAATACTATATTTGATTTAGAAAAATTCACTAAAATCCTTTCTTTCAGAATTCAATTTTTTACCAAGCGGAGATTTATCCATTAATGGACCTTCATCAACAATATCATTTTGTGCTCGTTGTTCAACGTCATATAACTTCATCTTTGCTCTATCAACACCAATGACAAATCGTTTGTTTGTTGTTGGATCACTATAACGATTTTTTAATTGCTTAACCATCATTTGTCCAAGTTCTTGTAACTCTTCAGTTGATATTAATGCAAACATAAAATCGGCAGTAGCAGGAAGACCAAAAGATTCTGAAGTATCTTCTAATCCAATATCAGAACTACTGAAACCTGATCTTGTTGTTTGTGTTGCAGAAAATATTGGTACTTCAAATTCAACTGCAAGACCTCTTAATTCTTCTGCAATTGCTTTAACATATGTGTAACTGTTGACACTTGCACCAACACGGATTCTTGATGATGTACAAATATTTAAGTAATCAATATAGATAACATCAGGAATAAAACCACGTTTTTGTTTTAATTCATTTAAGAGATATCTAAAGTTAGAAGAACCTGCACCAGCAGTTGGATATTCTTTAATGATTAATTTACCTGCTGTAGTATTTTTTACCTTATCAATTCTTTTATCATAAGTATCTTTTGGTAATAACATAAGTTCATCAATTGTTGTATCAAGAAGATTTGCATCAATTCTTTCAGCAATCTTTTCTTCTGCCATTTCCATAGTAATATAAAGAACATTATTACCTCTTAGTAAATTAGATGCAGCACAATGACACATGAATAATGATTTACCAACACCAGTACCAGCTAAAGCGATGTTAAGTGTTTTCTTTGGTACACCGCCTTTAGTTATCTTGTTAAAGTAATCAAGGTCAAATGGTACCTTTATTTCTTTCTTGTGATAAAATTCAAATCGTTCATCGGTATCTTCAAGTAAATCATGACCGATATGAGTATCAAAAGAAACAGATAATGCATCAGATAAAATATCAGGTAATGCACCTTTTGATAAGTTTGGTTCTTTACCATCA